CCCAAGGAAAGAAAGCAACTGGAGAGCGTTATCTGCCCAAGAAGGCTAGGCAGGCTTTAACTAAGAAAGAGTATGCAGCTACGTCTAAAAAGAAAAGAGCTGACACTAAAAAGGGAAAGCAGCACAGTTCTCAGCCCAAGAAGATTGCAAAGAAAACTAGGAGCTATAGAAAATGAGCAAGAAAAAAGACCCACGTTTAGCAAGAGCAGGTGTAAGCGGATTCAATAAGCCAAAGCGCACACCCAACCACCCAAAGAAAAGCCACATTGTAGTGGCTAAAGAAGGCGATAAGATTAAGACAATCCGATACGGGGAGCAGGGAGCCAGTACAGCAGGCAAACCCAAAGCCGGCGAGTCAGAAAAGATGAAGAAGAAACGTGCTAGTTTTAAAGCCCGACATGCTAAGAATATTGCTAAGGGCAAAATGTCTGCAGCATATTGGGCTAATAAATCTAAGTGGTAGCGTAAGCAGTAAGTTCACGCTCTAGGTAATCGTGCATCTGTTCTAACTTAGGTTTAGCGTCTCTAATAATCTTACGCACTAACTTAAGTTCATCACCTTTAAACACTTCATGTAATCGGTCTTCGGGGAGACCACCTAGTTCCGTTAGGATGGCCCCCGAATGATTGACAATTATTTTAAATGATAGTATGTTAGCTTCCTTTGCTTTCACTTCTATTCTCCTATGTTATTTCACAAGCGTTGCCGACACACGCTAGTTCTTGTGAGCCTGTTGTGTTATCTTCTTGCTCAAAGTAAACCAAGTCATTCCAGTTCACGTTCTTAGGCATGCTGCTCAAAAGCTCTGTATACTTAGCCTCGTCAATATCCTCGTAGGGAGCCTGCTGATAAACGTGGTCACTTACCGGAAGCAAACTAATGCCGCTACATATATCAAAGTTTTCCCATATCCACTGCGCTACCTGTAAGAACTCGCTGTCTTTATAATATACAGTGATGCTTGGCTTGTGTTCACACCAGTGGTTCTGGTAGGTCTTCCACAACCTTAGCTGCTCCATAGCTCCAATATCTTTTACAACTACACTGGACTCTGGAGCCTTTACCGGAAAGCTATAAACAACAGAAGACTCTGACATAACATCTTGCTCTACCGGAAACCCTGCTACTTCCATAAAGACTGCAAGTGGGTCTTTTTTGTCTGAGCGTACTCTACGAATGTAATGCTTAGAAAAACGAGGGTGAATGCCACTAGCAGAATCAACGAGCTGGGAAACAGTACCAGAAGGTTTAACGCACGTAATAGCTGCAGACTGCTCAATGCCAAGCTTCTTAGCCCATCTTTGATTAACTTTAATAGCATGATTCCGTAAGTTTGATAGAGTTGTTTCCAGTTCATCTTGGTCTCCCTGTCCCGATAGTAAAGTGTTGTCCATGATTCCAGTCATGCTTAAGCCTAGTAAAGCTTCTTCGGCTGTATTCTTTTGCCATATATTTCGTAAGTATCTAAAGTCAGTTAAAGTAGCTTGAAGAGTTCCTATGATAGAAGCTAACTCTACTTTTTCTTTAAGTGTTTCTTCTGTATCATCAGAGCGTACAACCACTTCCGATAAATTGCAGAATTGATTACTGCGTAATATGATTTCACTGCACGGGTTAGTCCCGAAGTCTTGCTCAGAGTCTCTCCTGCCATTACGTGCCGCTATGTTTTGTGCAGCTACACGACTAAATAGTCCTCTTTCACCTGCTCGGCTTTCATACAAAGTCTTCATTTCATTTAAAAAGGATTCAAAGTCAGGCTTCTCTGTATAAGCTACGCTGTTGTTGGCAAGCCTTCGATGTCCATCAGCTTCCCACCAAGCTCCTACCTTAGCCTTAGCCATTCTAATGTCGGATAAGTTTGATAGACTTATAAGGGCTGAACGCCTAACGCCTCCTACAACTACAATGTCAGCAATCTTACACACTACATCGTGGCACTCAATAGATGTTAGCTTACGTCCTGCAGCTTTCTGAAAAACTTCTACGCAAAAACGAAACAAGTCTTCAAGTGGTTGAGGGCCAGAGGCTCTACCGCCGAATGTCTTTAGTCTTTCTCCAGAGGGACGCACTTTACTGGTATCCCACTTAGGAATCTTTCCGGCATACAGCATTGCAATTAACTCTCTAAATGCTGAAGCCCACCCAATCTTACTATCCCCTACAACTATTGTAGTGTCGGTTGGATGAAAGGTCTCAGCAATGATGGGCAGCTTATTTATGAAGTTTCTTTCTACGCTAAAGCCTACTCCAGTTCCACACATCAGTACATACATTAACTCGTCAAAGGCTCTCGGAGAATCAATAGCTAGGTAGCTGCAGTTGAATCCTGCTACGTTGTCTTTATCTAAAGCCTCTCCCGCTGTCATCATGCACCGCATGGAGGGCATAACTTTTTGTGTTACTATTCCATCATACAATCTTTCGGCTGTTTTCTTGTCTATCTGCTTCCTGTTTAACCAGAAGTCAACATATCGCTGAACAGTTTCTTCCCACGTTTCTCTGCGTCCTTCGTCTTTCAGCCACCTAGCGTAGCGGCTCTTGTGTATAAACTGTTGGTACTTGTCCATTACTGCTATTCCTTTTGTTAGTTTTTAAATTATGTTAATCTTCCTGTAGAAGATTTCCTACGCAGAAAATACAGAAGGGAAGACAGATAACTATACCATCAAACTGCATAGCTTTTATATCTCCTTCTCCGTTAGTAGTCCAAACTGCACGACTATCTGCTGCTTCTATATCGAAACCGAAGCCGTTTCTAAATTCAAAGCTCCACAATAAATTCATATAATTAACTGTCATTATTTTTTCCCTCCTTGGGGCAATAGATTACATGGAAACCGCCACACTCAGAGCAAGTTAAATTTGTCTCTGTGTGAAACGTCTCGTCTTCGTGGGAGATGTCTACATCACCTCCCCAGACAAGATATCCATTACAGTAGTAGCAGCGCATTAGTTTTTCTCTTCTTTATAAGCCCCGAAAGTAGAAGCCCTATGAGACTCTTCAGCTTCGGCTTCGACCTCTAGTTTTTTCTCTAAGTTAGCCATCGCTCTCCAAGCTACCTGCACCCAGTCCTTATCAATAACGTGCCGCATCATAGCATCTAACTCGTCCCCAGATTTATTTCTATTCCAATGTAGCGTCTCTGCTGTTTGTCCGTGTTGTATTCCACCAACTAAAGACAGATGAGAAACAGCGGCAATAGCACGAGGGAAATAATCTATAAAGCCTGTATAAACAGGAATAGCTTTTCTTTCTTCGGCATCTTCAGGAAGCTTAAACGTAGGTTCTACTTCTGTTTCTATTGACCAGTATTGCCTATGGGCTTCTAACATCGCTCTATCTAGAGAAGGATTACAGGAAGCAGGCTCTAATGCAGGATGCTCCTTTCTTAGCCTGTTCCAACAGTCGGCAAATTCTGATGCGTGATATAATGTATTGGCATCAGGCTTATACGCTTCGGTGCTGTCATAAACATATTTAGAATTTAAACGCTTCATGTATTCTTCAAACGTAGGTTCTCCTGTACGGCTAACCCTGTCCCATTCTTCGGGTGTTGCATCATTAATGCTCATTTTTAAAGTCCTCTTTGTTTTTAATGTTTATCCAACTGTCCGGAATACTGTCTTCGCTATACCATCTAAAGTCATGTGACGAGGCCCACTCGCCGTGAGACCTTCGTGTTCCATCTTTACGGACTTTGGCTGCAGGCATAGGGGCGTTGGGGTTGGCAAACAGAAACACTAGTTCAACATCTTCGGGCAGAACCTTTGCAATCCAAACATACTTTGAGTATTCTGCGCTGTCCCAGAACCTGCCCTTAGCTTCTAGCAATATCTTCTTACCGTCTATAAGCTTTACAAAGTCTGGCTCATACTTGTGAGAAATAGTATACTCAACTTTATCAACGTGGTGTTCCCACCCATCTAATATACCAGTATGTAACTGATACTCCCAGTTAGAGTCATATCCTTTAACGACTCCCTTCTCAACTGGCCGCTTTACTCTGGCCTTCCTATAGCCTTTGCGTATTTTTTTCATCGTTGCTCCATCTTCCATTGAATATCTTCATGCGTTATATCTTCAATATTCTTGTGCGGAAAGATTTTAATGAGTTGTTTTATTTTTATTGAGAGCCACTTCAATGTATAGAAGCTAGTAAATATTGTTCCCTTTGACCAGATGTGTGTTTGTTCGGGCAGCATCTTTTTAAAGTTATCTTTAGTAATCTTAGCAGCCTCCTCTGGATTGAGGAGACTCTTAAGCCAAATAACCTGTAAAGACTCTGCGTGTTTTCTTATACGTTTAGCCATTCTCTGATTCATAATATCTCATCCACTTGAGGTTCAGACTCTATATGAGTAAAGTATCTATACCCATTAGAGTATTGGAAAGTCCTAAGACCTTTGCCATCATTGGCATCCTTGTGACATTCGTGCTTATATTTACACCACGAACATCCCTTTGGCAATTGCATGTTTCCCTTCTTGCCATCAGGTATGGGATTATAACATAGTTCAGGGGGCGTGTCAAGTTTTAATTCATCCAATAGCGTGTGTATTTTTGTTTCAATGTTAGGCTTATCTAAGTCGTCCGGAACATACATACACAACTCACCGCTTTCTTTATTGATAACAAGAAAGCCACCATCATTTGTACCTTCTGCTTTCTCATAGCCTGCAAGCTGTCCGAGATAACCGAAGGGGTCGTCAGAACCAAGTGTTCCGTTTCTAAACTTGTTGAATGCAAACTTAGATGCAGACTTAACGTCAACTACTTGCCCGTTAATCTTACAGTCCATGTGTCCTACAATGCCGTCAACTACAACCTCTTTCTGTTCGTCGCTTACATTGTGTCCTGCCATACGTACAAGCATTAATACAATCTCTTCTAACACATGGCCGTATAGAAACTTAATTTGTGTTGCTCCGTCAACGCTACCTCGTCCATTAGGGTCACGCTTCTCAAACCACATTTGTCTAGAAGGTTTGCCTACGTTAGACATACGGACAGTGAAGTCAGTGTCTCTGGGTCTAGGTGTTGCCCAATGAAGTATAGCTTCTTTCATAGATGCCATTGTTTTATCAAGCGCCTCCTCTGTTATTGGAAGAGGCTCACCGTTTGAAAGGTTCTCAAGAAGTTCATAGATGTCGGGTACTAAAGTATTAAGCTGCTTCTGGTTCATCTTCTAGCTCCTTAAATGCTTTGATTACATCAGAAGAAAATAGCTTCTGAAGATTTAACAAATACATCTGGCTTGCCCTGTTGTCACCACCCGATACAGTTTTAAAACTATCTAGGCGCTTAACAATCTTCTTAAGTGTGGCGGTATTGAAAACCAGTGTACAGTATTCATCATCACCAATACATAAGTTATGAAACCAGTAGTCAGACTCAGTAGCGTCAATACCTGACGGCTTACCGTAAGACTTGTACTCAATGCAAATGTTTCCTGTCTTCTGCCAAAGGTCACGCTCTGACTTAACCTCTATCTTTTTTCCTGTAAGCATATCAGCAATTTTGTCTTCACGCACTTCACCGTATGCTAAATCTAAGTCGAATTTTTTTCTATCTTCTTTACACGGCTTCATCTTGTTTGACCTCTTCTGATTTAGTTTTTTCTTTGGATTTCTTTAGGTTCAATTTTCTCTTAGAATTATCACACGCCTTACATATATAATTCTTTTTGCGAACATTGCCCATAGTCCAGTTTTCTTCAGCTACTAATTCACTTTCGCAACGATTACATTTTTTAGTGGGTTTCATGCCAAGCCTCCCCTACTTTATAATCACCGTCCAAGGGACAGTTAAGGTTTAAGTTTTGGCCTGCTTGTACGATAGCCTCAACTCCTAGTTTTCCTACGTCTACTGCATCAGATACTCCACATTCAATCTGCCACTCATCGTGAACATTAGCTACAAACTTAGCATCAATCCCATGTTCTTTCAAGTAACCGTCAAGAATTACGAGGGCTTCCTTCATAACTATAGCGCCTGCAGATTGCAGCAATGTGTTAAGGGCTGCATGTTCAGAGCGTATAGAAAGCTTACGACCATCTAACCCCTTGAGGAATCCTTTTTTACTTTCTCTTTGTACCCTTCCGACAAGAGACCTAAATGATGGGAGACTATCAAGAAACTTGTTTCGCAACTCTCTGCCTCTTGCTTTGCCCTGCTTAGCCACTGCCCCAAGCTTTGCATCTCCTGCTCCGTATAGGAGGGCATAGATGAAAGTCTTCGCCTGACTTCTTGATTCAAGACCTGCAAGTCTTTGGTTAGCTGAGTGAATGTCTCCAGTGAGGATTTCATTTGTATACTCCTTATCGTTCATATAGTGTGCAAGCATTCTAAGTTCTAAGCCCGAAGCATCAATACCCACAAGCCTGTTGTCTTCTTTAACAGTCCAACAAGACCTACACTCTTTTCCGTAGGGAGAGGTGCTACTAGGTATTTGGGCCATGTTGGGGTGGCTATGTGTCATGCGGCCCGTCACTGCCCCGTTAGGATTAACATATCCACGCACCCTGTTGTCGGGGTCGGCTGCTTTTATCCAACTGTTTACTTGTGCTAAACGCTTTTGAAGCATTAGGTACGTAGCAATCAGTGCAGCTTCAGGTATATTCTTAACCTTAGACAGTGTACCTTCGTCAACAATTGGCTGACCAGTAGGTGTAAAGTTCTTAGGTGTCCATCCGGCCTCAACAAGATACTCACCTATCTGCTTACGAGAACCCAAGTTAAACTCTATGTGGGTCTCACGCTTGAGAGGCTTGTTGGTTTGAACCATGATGTCATACTCTTCGTCAGTAAGTCTAACACCCTTACCATCTGGGCCGTCAGCAACCTTAGCAAGCTTTCCGCTTTTGGTATACTTTGGCTTAAGAATATCTACAATAACTTTAGGCTTGAATGTTTCATGCACTTCAGATTCTGTAGCATCTAGCTTCTCTTGGAACATTGCAACAAGCAACATAGCTTTACGCATGTCTAACTCAAAACCGTTGCGGCGCTGCTCGTCTATAATCTTAGCAACTGAATGCTCAAGCTTTACTGCGGTAGGTGTGAAGCCTCGGCTCTCGACACGCAACTGCTGATATACTTTAGTGTTCAGTTCTACATCACGCTTACAATACTCTAGCATCTCAGGGCAGTACGCATCCCAAGCATCTTGGTTAGCACCGTAGTCACCCTTGTTGAACTTGAGGCGGTAGCCCCAAGACTCTAAGCCGTGACCACCCTCACGGGTAGGTTTAAACAATCTAGAAAGTACCAGTGTATCTACAATCTTCTTGTTGCTTAGGTCAAGTCCGGTAATGTCTTTGATGGCCGGAAGGTCATAACCAATAATGTTATGACCGATTAGTTTATCTGCAGCTCGTAAGAGACCATAGCCTTTTTCGAGTTGAGTGTTGTCAAACTTAAACACTTCCATCGTGTCTACATCTTGAGCAACAATGCAGAATATCTTAGTGGGGTCAAGACCGTCTGCCTCAATGTCAAACACTAGGTTACTCATAGCTCGTCTCCGTCAAAGGCATCATAGTTATCACCGTCATTAACTTCTTCTAGTCTTCCAGTGTCGGCATCATATAGAAGGCTGCAGGCTACGCCAACATCTCCAGTATACCTAGACTTAAGCACTCGAACCTTGGTAGTGGATGCCTCTATCTCGTCGTCTGATTGTTGGTTGCGCTCTAAAGATATAACACAATCTGACAACTGGGCGATACTCTGAGAGCCTCGAAGATGTGATAGTCCTGTTTCGATACCATTCTCATGTCCACGATTGCCGTCAACTCTACGAAGGTGTGAGACTAGAATCATACCTGCACCTGTCTCTTCAACTAGAGAGCGAAGCCTATGCATGATACCGTCAATAGCTTTTCTCTCGTCACCCTCCAAGGCTTGAAGCACTAGCATGTGAAGGTGGTCAACAACAACCCACTTACAGTCTAAGCCTACAATCAAGTAGCGCAGCTTGCTGAATATATCTTCTAGGTTGTTGACACCAAGGTGAGCATGAATCCAAACACGACCCTCGTTTTCTCCCATGAAAACCTTGCGGTAGTATTGTTCGAGCCTGTCGTCTCCGACCTTGTTCTTAACGCTGTCTAGGTGAAGCTTAGCGTTGGCTTCAACAGCCATGATACCTTCGGCAGTACGGCTCCAGTTCTCTTCAAGAGCTACAATACCTACGTTATCTTTAGTGTGGTTGATGAGCCAGTGTTCTAGTTCTCTGGTCACAGAAGATTTACCAAGGCCAGTACCGCCAGTCAGTGTTATTAACTCTCCGGCCCTCATGCCCTCTAGCTTAGTGTTTAAGCCCTTCCAAGGATATGGGATTGACGGAAGCTTTTCTGTACGTAAACGCTTGTATTCGTCTAACTGGTTGGATAGATTCATAATCCCAGAGGGGGTGTAGACTTTTGCATCCCAAAAACAATTAACAAACGTGGAATGCTTGCGCTCTTTGAGCATATCGTTAGGGTCTTTGAACCCTTCGGGCAATGTCATTATCTTAGCTTTGTTTGGCGTGAGCAGCTTGGCGATTGCCTTAGCCCCTTCCTTGCCAACAGGGTCTGAGTCAAGACATATTACAACTGTGTCGAAAGACTCTAAAAACTCTAAGCTATTCTTGACATCACGAGCGCCTCCTTGCGCTCCCGATTTGATTGATACTACAGGCCACTTACTTCCGAGCAGTTCGTATGCCGCCATAGCGTCACACTCTCCTTCTACTAATGTAATAAACTTACCGCCTGCTTTGAACAACTGTTCTCCAAACAGCCCTGTTTCTTTTGAGTTACCTTTCCAAGCAAACTGCTTGTTAAGCTTTCTAACTTTTGTAGCTACTTCCTCGCCTTTGTTGAAGTAAGGATAGTGGTGGCTCGTCACCTTTCCGTTAAGTGTAGTAGATTTAACGCCATACTTTTTGGCTGTATCAATGCTAATACCTCTATCGGTTAAGGCGTTGTAGCTGTTTCCGCTACCTGTTCCATTGGGTTGATACCTTGTAAAGTCCGTTACGGTATCTTGTTGTTACACTTCCGGTGTGCTGTAGTCTTTAAAAAAAGTATTGCAGCTAAAGCAATACGCAGACCCATCAGCGTTCTGGCTTACTGGGTCACTGCCCCCACAAGAATTGCAGGGCAGATGAAATTTAACAAACGACATTTTGTCACCTCGTTATTAGCCTTCGATTGCAACTTCCATATCCTCTTCTTCGGTGATAGCTTCATCCGTAAGCTTATCTTCAAATAAAACTTTAATGTGTTGAGCGCCAGCTTGGAACAACTGAACCTCATCGCTTGCTCCTCTTACTTTTATCATTGCCTGTTGAAGAAGCCCGAATAATCCTTGGGCTTCTTCGTCAAGCAAGCTGACATCATAAGAGATACCGTCTCGCCTATATGTTTTCATTTAGATAGCTTCCTCCATTTCGTCTTCTACATCGAACTCGGAACCGTCAACGGAACCGACAGATACTAAATCTAAAACCTGCATAGCTTGAAAGTCTAGACCTTTGAAAGTCTTTCCTTTGTATACAGATTCCCACTCCTTGTACTGAACCTTAACTGAAGAGCCGTTACCTACACGCTCGTCGATTGGATTCTTCTGAGCATCTACAAGCTTAGGCGCTTGGCGAATCATCCCGTTAGGGCCGTGAACTTTACGCTTAAGCACTATTGCAGGGCCTTCGTCCATGTCCTTCACTGTGAAACCTTCGGAGCGAAAGTTCTGTGCAGTGTCTTCATCGACCACTAAGTTTACTGTGTACACTGGGTCATAAGTGGTGTTGGGGGTTGTTACGCTTGCCCAGTAAGCTGTTCCTGATAATATTGGCATAGTATTTATCCTATTGGTTGGTGTTAAAATGAAGTGGCATTATACCACAAGTTGTTGTAAAAGTAAAGTTTTTATTATGCTGCTTTTGAAAAGTGTTGCTGAACAAGTGCTTGTCTAGTGTTCTGTGTTGAAGCTATATTGATTACAGCATCCTTACGCTGTGCTGTTGCATGAGTAGACCAGTCAGTCATGGCATTAAACAAAGCCCAACGATTAGAACCCAAGCGTGTCTTGTACTTGTGCCAAGCACTGAAGATGTATTCAAGTGATGGGTTAGACCTCGGCATAAGACGGA